TTTCATCACGGCGGGCGCGAACGTCATCCCGGTGCTTTTGCCCGACGAGAAGATGGGCGAGGTGGCGCGGCAGATCGGCATCGCGCCGGAGGATCTGTTCCGCGTCGACGTCCCGTGCGGTATGACGCAGCACACAAGCGCAAGCGTGCTCGTCAAGCACAGCGACCTCGCCAACCTGTACACGCCGGCCACCGTCACCCTGACCCTGAACGACGGAAGCGGGTCGTTCGTCCTCGAGAACCTGTACGTGCGCCCGCCGCAGCCGTTCCTCTGGAGGCAGGGCGGCGGGCCCGTCATGGTGGAGCTCGTCGACCAGCGGTGGTACTGGCAGTTTTCGAGCGCAGCAGTGACGCTCCAGGCGCTTGCGCCCCTGTGGTCGAGCGACGGTCGCTGGCAGCTCAACTTCACCACGGGCGGCCCGAACCCCATCACGAGCTACGCGGACCTCATCAACATCATCACGACCGCGGCGACGGGCATCAACCTGACGATGCCGACGGGCTTCACGACGCGAACGCCCGAGTACTTGCGCCGCATCGCCGATTTTGTGGGCAGCTCCAACGGCTCGCTAGCCCTGTTGCTCGATGCCATTGCGGTGGCGAATCGGCAGCTGATTGTGGCAACGAGCAACGGGACGACGTTCATCGAGATCGACACGCTCAAGACGCAATACGACGCACGCATGGACGCGGCCGCCCGCGCCATTGCCGGCGGAATGCAGCCCGTCAACGGCGCAGCGGGTGGCACCGACGTCCTGGTCAACAACTGGAACCAAGACGGATTCCGTGCTCGAGCACCGAGCAGCGCTTCCGTGATTCTGCCGCGTAGATCGGTCGAAGGCCTGACGGTGTACGACACCACGGCCGTCAACCAGACGCCCATCACGCAGCAGCATTTCTCGATGCGCGGCATCTTCAACAACAACGGCACGCCGACTTGGACGCGGGCTCCGGCGAACATCGGCCGCGCAGCGCTCTCCGAGGCTGCGGTCGTGGTCAACGACAACGGATCAAGCACCCTGACCGCCTCTCCGGGATGGAGTCCCACGGCTTTGGCGAACAGCGTTCGATCCGACTACGCCAGCCGTTACAGCAACACCCCGTTCGGGCGCACGGTCTGGGCGGGGTGGATGAACTGGTACACGAACAGCACGACGACCATCGGCCAGATCGGGAAGGTGTCGTACCGCCTTGCGATCGTCGACGGCCTCCCGAGCCCGTGTACGGTTTCAGAGGTCAAGGAGGAGGACTGGCGCTTCGGATTGCAGGGCGTCGCCGAGACCGACCCGTCGGAGCTGATCGTTGCCAAGGGCAAGGCGCAGGCATATCGCAATCTCGTCGGGGCCACGATCATCGACGTCCCACCGCCGAACACTCGGGTGTTCCCGGCTCGGATCGTTGCGTCGACGCAATGCACGGAAGGCGAGGGCACGACATGGCGATGGTTCTACGACTTTGAGGAGGTCGAACCCAACCCGGATCTGACCGCATGTCCGACGCAGTACGTGGAGCTCGACGGCTACCAGCGCGCATCTTCAACCGCGAGGAATATGTGCGAGGCTGGCAACGTCTACCTCGGAGCCGGGAACGCTGGCAACGTCGTCGCGCCTGGTGTCTTGCAAAGTGACTATGCGGCCGTGGCCGTGATCTCGGCGCTTCCGATTTGCCCCGGCACCATCGTGGAGATGGTCGAACACTTCCCGACCATCTACACGGGACTCGCCACGGCCCCCTACAGGCCGCAGTATTGGTTCTCAATGCCGAACGCCGTCCGCATAGAATGCGCCGAAACGCCAGGAGAGTGAAATGGAACCATGGTCGATCATCATCGCTAAGGGAGAGACCTACGTCACCACGGTAGCGATCAACACGTGGCCGGCAACGTATCCGCCCCTAGCAACGGCGACGGAGTGGCGACTGACCATCTCGCAACCCGAGGCAGCGGCCTTCCTTACGGCGAGCTCCACGGGCGTTTCACCGATGTGGGTGCTGAACGTAGCCAAGACGCAGGGCACCCTGACGATTCCGGCGGCCACCACGGCAACCTTGCCGCTCGGGCAGGCGCGGTTCGACTTTGAGATCCACTTCCCCGGCAGCGTCGTGCATCGCCTGACGTCGCTCGGCCCCGCACAGGTCAACACCTACGCAGGAGCAACCTGACATGGCCGACATCGAGATTGACGTCACGCAGAACAGCAACGTGGTTTCGGTCGGCGGCCTGTCGTCGTTGACCGCCGGCACGGGGCTTCTGGCGGACGGTACGCCTGGAGGCACGCTTGTTGGATCGGGCACCATTGCCGCCGACCTTGCCCCGAACGGGGGCGGGACGGCCAACCAACTGGTGCGCGCCACCGATTCGCGTCTGTCGGATGCCCGCACCCCAGCGCTGCACGCGAGCTCGCACGCCTCCGGGGGGAGCGATCCGGTCACGCTTGCCCAGACGCAGGTCGTGAACCTCGTCTCGGACCTTGCGGCCAAGGTCCCGACGACGCGCCTTGTGACCGCAGGCACGGCCCTGACGGGTGGCGGCGCGCTGTCGACCGACGTCACCCTGAACGTCGACCTCGCCCCGAGCGGGGGCGGCAGCGCCACGCAGGCCGTGAGCGCGACCGATACCCGCCTGTCAGACGCCCGCACGCCAACGAGCCACGGCGGCACGCACGGTAGCGCCGGCAGCGACCCGATCCCCGCCGGCGGGCTCGCCCAGAGCCAGGTGGCGAACCTCACCACAGACCTCGCCCAGCGAGTGCCCCTGACGCGCCAAGTCATTGCGGGCACGGGCCTGACGGGCGGAGGCGACCTAACGGCAAACGTCACGCTGTCCTGCGACTTCGCGGCAAGCGGCAGCGCGACCGTCGGCAAGCCCGTAGAGGCGACGGACAGCCGCCTCAACGACGCGAGAACGCCCACCGGAGCTGCAAGCGGCGACCTCGCCGGGACCTATCCGGGACCGACGGTCGATGGGCTTGCGGGTGTGCAGATCAATACGGCGGCTCCTGCGACCGGGGACGTATGGCAGTACAACGGAGGCCAATGGGATCACGTGGCCTCTACGCTGCTTGCGACCAGCGCGACCCTTGCGACTTACACTCCCACGCCCGGATCGGTCACGCGCACCGTCGCCAACAGACTGAACGAAATTATAAGCGTCAAGAACTTCGGCGCGGTCGGCGATGGGGTGACGGATGACACGGCTGCAATCAGCGCGGCGATTACCGCCGCGATGGGGAAAACGTTGTTCTTCCCGGCTGGCACGTATTCCATAAATCAAACGGGAACGACGCAAATTACGAAGACGCTGACGGGAAAACTAACGATCTTCGGCGATGAGGCGACGATAAGGGCCAACCCCGCAACGCAGGTGAATCAAATGATTTACCTGACCTGCGCGGCATTCAGCGTGGAGATTTCCGGTCTGACTTTCGACGCGAACTCCAAGGCTCAATCAATCCTGCGGATCGACAACACTACCGGAACTGCGGGCGCATCCACCACCACCGTCAAGCTAGACAACTGTGAGTTCAAAAACGGCCTTGCTGTTACAGCGGGTGTAGGTGGGAACAAAGGCTGCGTCGGTGTTTACATTGCCGGTGGGTATGAGTTTGTGTCCATCACGAATTGCATTGCAAAGGATTTCACGCGAGAGCCGTTGTCGAACACGCCCGGCTCAAACGGTACGCAGGCGATTGTCGTCACAGAACAATCAGGCCTTTATCCGCAAGCCACGAACGTTTCAGGGTGTTTGATTTCCAACATCCTCAACCAGGAAACAACTGGCAGTGCATCCAACCAAGACACGGATGGGCTCGTCATCTTTGGAGGCCTTGTTACAGGAACAACCTACAGAGCGACAAGCGCCACCGTCACTAACAACACGTTCGTGAACTGCAAAGGTCGCGCTCTCAAGATCCAAAACGACGAGACAATCGTCGCCAACAATTCGTTTCGGTTCAGCATCAAGCCGTGCGCCAGCGCCAACACAGCAGCAGCAAGTTTCGGTGGCATCGCCAACTTTCAGGTGCAGGCGGGGACGATTGTGAACAACGTCTGGCATTATGACGTTGCACCAGATACCACGAGTCCGTTCAGCGTACTGGCGACGCTAAACCAAGCCGGGAGCAACTGCATCTCGTTTTTTGTTCCTGGCACATATCAACGGGCCCGAAGCATCACAATCGAAAACAACGTGGTGTTCAACAACGTGCCCACCGCAACGGGTCAACTTCTGTACGTGCTTGATGATTCAGAGGGAGCAATGCCGAGCGGCGCAGCCGCAAAGCCGATGTTTGCGGTCATCAGGGGAAACCGCGTGATGGGTGGTCAGGTCAAGTATTTCCTGAATACCGCACTGCGAGGCGCGACTGCCGACAAGCTGTACATGACGATCACCGACAACGCCGTGAGTGACATAGCCACGGCATTCATGTGCAACTCATCGAGTGGGGTGTACGACAACAACATCATCGTCTGCACCAACAACGTCAACACAAGCGGCACAGATGTCCTGCACTTGGAGAACACCGGCACAGGAACCTTGTATCCGGCAAAGATCACCGCACTCAACAACATTGGAATCGGTCAGGAAGCGGCGAAGGTACGCACCACCACGACGGCATTCCTTCCTCGCATTGGCGGCGTGTCGCCTATGGAGGAGATCGGTAGCCAGTTCTCCATTCAAGTGGTGACGCTTGCTGGATCTGGAGGCGTTTATACGTTCCCACAACGGACATACACGGCCAACGGCGGCCTGCGCTTGTTGAGCGGAACCACGTTTGGAGGCGATGTCAACGCGATGTTCAGCGGCGCATCCGGAACGCTTGTGCAGCACTTTGTTGGCTCAAGCGCCGTGGCAATTGCAACAACCGGAAACGCCGCTACGACCAGCAACAAAATCTGCATCGGCCAAGATAGTGGCCTCGTGCAGGTGCGAAACAACTTTGCAAGTGCTTATACGGTCACTCTGTTCTCGTGGGGATGATTATGGAGATTCAACAGCTGTCGGACGATGTGTATGTCAGCAACGGCATGATCGTTGCAACTGCGCCTGGCTCAACGAAGGGCAAGTCAGAGGACGAAGTGAAAGCCATTTTGGTGGCGATCATTGAACAGGCCACAAGTAACCTCAAGACCTGAAATCACGACATGACCATAGAGCGGAACAACATCGTCAAGCTGTCGCTGCGCGATTGGGCGGGCATCATCGGCGTGGCGATCACGCTGCTCACCATCCTTGGCGGCGGATACCTCACCCACGACCGTCTGCTCATGCGGCTCGTGACCCAGCAGGAAGCGATCAATGAACGGCTCGACAAGATTGATCGCCAGCTTGAGTCTCATCGGTAGCCTTGCTTTCACGGCCTGCAGCCCCACGGCACGCATCGCCGGCACGGCCAACGACATCCGCAGCGAGGCCAAGGCTCTCATGGTGCTTGGCAGCACTACCGAGCAGCCCGAGGTCGTGGCCCGCGCCGAGCGGATC